CGCCGATCACCTCGCGCTCGAACTGGGCGAACGAGAGCAGCACGTTGAGCGTGAGCCGCCCCATGCTGGAGGTGGTGTTGAACGACTGGGTGACCGAGACGAACGAGACCGAATGCTGGTCGAACAGCTCAACGAGCTTGGCAAAGTCCGCAAGCGAACGGGTCAGCCGGTCGACCTTGTAGACCACAATGACGTCAATCTTGCCAGACCGCACCTCGGTCAAGAGCTGTTGCAGGGCAGGGCGGTCGAGCGAGGCTCCCGAGAAGGCGCCATCGTCGTAGTGGTCGGGGATCAGGCACCAGCCCTCATGGGTCTGGCTCTTGATGTAGGCCTCGCAAGCCTCGCGCTGGGCATCGAGCGAGTTGAATTCAAGATCCAGGTTATGCTCGGTCGATTTACGCGTATAGATCGCGCAGCGAAGGACCTTTCGTTCGCCCGGCTTCATCGTGGCGCCTTTATGGGGATGCTTGTGGCACTCGTAGCAGCACGCCGACGTGCCGCATTGGCAGTGCCAGGGGCGCATTCTGCGTGCGAAGGCTGGATATTCTCGCGATGATTGCGACCGGGGCGCAGACCAAAGAAGCGGTGGCCGTTCCAGGCGGTGCCGGTGATCACGCGCGCGACGGTGGAGAGGCTCGGGTAGGTGGTCTCCCGCCATAGATAACCGCCCGAAACGACGGTTACGGTGTGCCGTTCCCCCCGATATTCGCGCACCAGCACGGTGCCGGGCTTGAGGCGCCGATCCGCTCCCGGCATGTGGCCCCGTGCCAGGCCGTCCAGAAGCTTGGCGAGGCTCGGATCGAGCCTCCCGAGAGCCTGCTCCTGGATGTGCCAGGCGAGGAACCGCGCGATGAGGTCCTTGGTGAAGGCCGGCGGCGGGGATGATCGGAAGGTCGTGTGCCACCGGGTGCGAAGGTCGTGGAGGCCGAGCGACCGGATACGGACGATCTCGGCCTCGATCGCCTCCTGATCGGATGATCGGTGAGGCATGCCGGTCAGCCCGCCTTGCGAGCTGTCCTGCGTTTGGCCCGCTTGGACGGCGCGGTCTTGGCCACGATGCGGTAGATGCGCTCGCCACCGGTCTTCTCCGACACAAGCGCCAGGCCGAGCTTGCGGCGCACCACTGCGGTTAAGAAGCCGCGGACCGAGTGCGCCTGCCAGCGGGTTGCCTTCATGATAGTCGCGATGGTTACTCCCTGCCGGCGCTGCAGCATCCCGATCACGCGGCCCTGCTTGGATTCGCGGGGAACCGGCTTTACCGACCGGTGGGGGCTCTCGTTTTTGCTCTTTTCGCGGCTCGCAGCCTTGACCCGTCGCGAAGGTTGCTTGGGCACGAGGCCGTTGCCCCCACTGTGAGTTTCCGCCGATGCCTCAGCCGTCCAGTCGGCGGCGCTCGCCTCAACGCCGATCGCGGCAAGCCCGTGCTGGGTGATGCGCAGCGTCAGCGAGCCCAGATTGTCGTCACGGCGCCACTCCGGCAGCGTGCCGTGGGAGGGCACTTCCTCGATCAACCCCTGGCGCAGGAGCTTGCCGACAACCTTCTTGGCGGCGCCGCCCTTGAGGTTGGGTGCCAGTTGTATTGCACCCTCCGCGTGCTGCGCGCCGGAAGACAACAGCACAAGCTGCGCATCCGTGAATTTGTTCAGTGACATGATTGGGATCCTCCATTCGGTTTGCGACGGCGTCCTGCGCCGTCACCACCGAAGCCCCGCAGCGGGCGTGCAGCCGGCGGGGCAGGGATCCCGAGAGGGCCAGCTATGGCCCTTCAACGAAGGTGCAACAGTGACGCTCTGTTTCGACTAAAAAGCCAGTCTTCTCTGGAAAATATTATTGCTGGTTTCCAGCGCGGCTGATCATGGAATGAGGCTGCATCCGCCGGGAGTTTTCTTGAGAGCCAGTATTCCGGACCTGGCGATAAAATGATTGGCGATAAAATGATTAAAGCCCAAGCCTCGCGCAATTTGCGCTTCACCGCGTCCGAGGGCGAGCGAGCGCATTGGATCCCAGAACTGCCAGTCACCAGGGAATATCGGTATAGTGCGGGAACGCCTCCCGATATGGGTTGCAAACTGGGACCATGATCGGGCCAACGGTCGCCAGACGGCTTTGATCCCTTTTCACGATCCAAGCCAAAGCTTGGGAGATCGAATCAACCTGATCATCGTGGCGGCCCTGCGGGAATCCCAACAGCTCGCTGACCAGGTCATCGAGCCAAGGCGCACTCTCGGGAAAATGCACCGATCCACTCTCGAAGCGCGGTTGCGTCGCAAAAAGCCGGGTCACTTTGTCAGTTTCCGGAGAAATGGCGATCGGATTAACCTGCTCGCGACGTAACTCCTGAATGAGACTGGTTCCCGATCCCTTGTCCTCGATCAAGATGTGAGCGTCAGGCCGCTGAGTTCTCTGTCCAATGACCGCGCGCTTGAGCTCGGTAAAATCAAAGCGCCCACGTACCAGGTCGATCAGATAAAAGTTGTCCCCTTGCACGTGCCATACCGTGCCAACGGAGTAGTCGGACATTTCCGTGGGCTTCATCGCGGTGTCCCAGCTGATCACGGTGTAATCGCCGGGTTTTTTCTCAGGTAAGGCACGATAGGACTTGATCCACTCGCGCTTGATCATATTCCCTTCGGCCGGGATAGGTCGCTGCAGGTACTGAGCCGAAAAGTCCATCGTTCCCATTCGTGCCTTGATCTCCTCGAGGATGTGAGCGGGCTCGAGCGCGGGATGGAGAACATCGCCGACCTTGCGGCGATAAAACTTTTTCTGTCCAATCGGGACCTTCTCGGGAACATCGGCAATCGCGGGCAAGTTGAGGTGATGCCAGCCGCCTTGTTCCAGCAAGGCGCCGACGAGGTCGTCGACATGCAGCCGCTGCATGACGACAATAATGACGTCCTGGCTCTTGTCGTTCAGCCGGGAAAGAAGGGTGTTTCCGAACCATTGGATGACCGAGCTGCGCTGAGCCTTCGACATCGCCTGCTTGGGGTTCATCGGGTCATCAAGAATGATGAAATTGCCGCCCAAGCCGGTGAGGGTAGCTCCAGGGGACGTAGCGAGCCGGTATCCGCGCATCGTGGTGACGGTCTCAAGCTCGGTATTCTTTTCCGAGATGCGCATGCCTGGGAAAATACGGCGATACCAACGGGAGATCATGACTGCCTTGCAGTCCCTCGCGTGCTTGATGGCGAGGTCGGTCGAATACGACACGCAGACGATTTTGGAGCTGGGATCGTGCCCCAGGAGAAACGCCGGGAATGCAACGGACGTGGTGATCGATTTGAGATGGCGGGGCGGGATGGTGATGATCAGCCGCTTGATTTTGCGCCACCGGACCTGCTCTAGCACGTGAGCCATGGCCGGAATGTGCCAGTTCAAGCGCAGCGATTCACCCGGGACAACTGTCTCGAAGGACCTTCGGACAAAGTCCACGAGGTTACGCCGCAACAGTTCGTCCACGACCTCGCGCTGAGCCAGGGGACTGAGGGTAGGTGTTCGTGACAAGGATCATCTCCGCGGCTTTGCCTTAGTTTTCTTGAGACCCTTCGACGATAAGAGCTCCTCCACCATCTCCTTCTCGCTGACGCTCAGGGCCGCGGCTTCGATGTCGCTCTCCGGTCCTTCCAGCAGTCCGACCTGAGCCGCCATTTTGAGCGTAGCTAATGCCGCCTTGTCATCGCCCTTGAGCGCGTTCTCGACCTGGCGGAGCACGATTCCTTCGAGCTTGCTGATCGAGCGTTTGCCTTGTCCCTGCCTCAGGACGATTTTCGTGGTCAGAACGTCCTGGATGATGGTTCGGAGGTTTCGGGTGTTGCGCGGGCGCCCCTTCGGATTACCGGACTTGCCAGGCTTGAATCGGGTATGAACGGGAGGGCGGCCGTACCCCACCGCTGCGGACGCCGACACATTGCGACTGGATGGGGGGTCGTTATGCCGATTTGCGGCGCTTTTTGCCTTCGACACGAGTCACCTCGATCTGATCCTCTGCATCCTCAAAGCTGATGCCGGTTTTGGCATGGATGGCGCGCTTGCCCGTATAGGTTTGCCAGCGACGCAGGATGAGGTCGCAATAGACGGGGTCGATTTCGATGCCACGGGCCTTGCGCCCCGTGCGCTCAGCGGCAATGACGGTGGTGCCACTGCCGGCGAAGGGATCGAGAATGAGGCCGCCTCGACGCGAGCAGTCTCGGATCGCATCTGCCACTAGCGCCACCGGCTTCACTGTCGGGTGCATGGTCAACTCGTCCATGCGACCCCGCTTAAACGAATTTACGCCGGCATAGTCCCACACATTGGATCGCGATCTGCCGTGCTGACCTAATTCGAAATTATTTGTGTGGGAGCCATGGCCTGACTTCCAGATGAAGACGAGCTCGTGCTTGGATCGATAGAAAGAGCCCATCCCCGCATTGTTCTTATTCCAGATGCAGATATTTTTGAGCTCCCGGTAGACTGCCCGGCCCGCGACCAGCATCTCGTAGGCGTGTCGCCAGTCCATGCAGATGTCATGAATCGATCCATCCTGCGTGTGCGCGCAGAACAGACGAATGGCATCCTGCAGGAAGGCAATATATTCCGGCTGGCTCATTTCGCCGGAGGCCATCGCAAAATCACGATGCCGAACCCGCCCCAGCCCACTAACGTTTCCCGCAATCCGGATGTTGTAGGGCGGATCGGTGAATACGAATTCTGCCTTGGAGCCTTCCAGCAGCTCCTTATACGCGACGCCGTCTCGCGCATCGCCGCAATGCAGTCGATGTGCGCCTAGTATCCATGTGTCGCCTGCTCGTACGACAGGCTGCCCCGGCGACACTTCAGGAACGCTATCCTCGGGCGAGACCGGTGGCTGGCTTATCTCCGCGGCCTCATCGAGGATCAGTTCGACCTCGGGCATTTCGAAGCCGGTGACCTCGATGTCGAAATCCATATCGACGAAGGCTTGCAGCTCGATCGCGAGAATTTCCCGATCCCAGCCTGCCTTCTCGGCAATCCGGTTGTCGGCCAATATGTACGCGCGCTTGTCGGCGTCACTGAGATGCTCGAACCTGAGCGTGGGCACCGGACGGTCGTCCTGTC